GCTTACCAAAACTTAGATGCTGAAGCTGAATTAACTAACATCATGAGTGAGTACATCTCTTTAGAGATTGACTTAGAAATCTTAGATATGTTAATCGAAGATGCCCCAGCTGCTAACACTGAGTACTGGTCAGCTATCAATAATGTAACTTTAGATGCTGCTACACCACCAACTCAGTCTTTAGGATTCTACAATACTCAAGGTGCTTGGTTCCAAACTTTAGGTACTAAGATCAACAAGATCAGCAACAAGATTCACCAGTTGACTCTTCGTGGTGGTGCTAACTTCATGGTAGTATCTCCAACTATCTCTACTATCTTAGAATCTATCCCAGGATTTGCAGCTAATGCTAACGGTGCTGAAGATATGGAATACGCGTTTGGTGTACAGAAAGCTGGTCAATTCAACAGCCGTTATACTGTTTATAAGAACCCTTACATGACTGAAAACACTATTTTAGTTGGTTTCCGTGGTAAGCAATTCTTAGAGGCAGGTGCTGTATTCGCTCCATACATTCCGTTGATCATGACTCCTCTTATCTACGATCCAAACACCTTCACCCCACGTAAAGGTTTGTTGACTCGCTTCGCTAAGAAGATGTTACGTCCTGAATTCTATGGTAAAGTTTACATCAACGGTTTAAATACCCTATAAGCTAACCTTAGATAATATCTAACAATTAAGCCCAGAGTAATCTGGGCTTTTTTGTTGATATTTATATGCAAATAATAAGTCATGACAGATTTTAATCGAAGTGAAGAGGCACAAAATATCTTCAAAGAAAAGAGGAAGCCTAAAAATCCAATCACATTTAAAATAACATTAAATGAAGAACAAAAAGAAGCAAAACAACTAATCCTAGACCACCCAGTCACATTGTTAAAAGGTATGGCTGGATCAGGTAAAACATTAGTAGCATGTCAAGTAGCACTTGATTTATTGTTTAGAAAAGATATTGAACGAATCATTATCACAAGACCTACAGTAGCAAAAGAAGAAATAGGTTTTCTACCAGGTGATTTAAAAGAAAAAATGGACCCATGGTTAGCTCCTATCTATGCTAACTTACATATGTTATATGATAAAACTAAAATAGAAAAATTAGTAGCTGACGGACAAATTGAAATTGTACCATTTGCATTTATGCGAGGTAGAACATTTCCAGACGCTGTAGTAATAGTAGATGAATGCCAAAATATTACTCATGGTCAAACAGAAATGATTTTAGGTCGTTTAGGTAAAGGTGGGAAAATGATATTTTGTGGAGATATAACTCAAACTGACTTAAAACAAAAGAAAGATTCTGGAATTGGATTTTTCACTCGATTAGAAGCGGAAATTAAAGGGGTTAAAGTAGTTACTCTTAAAACTAACCATAGACATGAAATTGTAGAACCTATACTTAAACTTTACTCAGACTACAGAGACTAATATTTATAAGTAAAACACACAATGAATATTCCTATATATCCTGGTAGCTCATCATTCACAACCGGAAGTACTCCTTTTGGTTTTTATGATACTGATGCTCAATTCCAAACAGACGCTGACAAGGTAACAACATTTTGTGCTCGTCGACTAGGGTATCCTATTATGGAAGTTGAATTGCAAGATTTAAACTTCTACGCTGCTTTTGAAGAAGCAGTCACCACATATGGTAATGAACTTTACGCTTATCAAGTAAGAGATAATATGTTATCACTAGAAGGTGCACCTACGTCTTCAAATTTAAATAACGCTCTTATTACACCTAATATGGCTACTATTGTTCGTTTATCACAACAGTATGGTGAAGAAGCAGGTGTAGGTGGAAATGTTACTTATTATAGTGGAGCAATGGCTCTTACAAGTAGCATTCAAGAATATGACTTAGGAGCATGGGCTACCGCTAACAATATCACAGGTGAAATAGAAATTAAAAGAGTATTCTACCAAGAAATACCAGCTGTGAACCAAATGTATGCTCCTTATGGTTTAGGAGCATTTAGTGGATTAGGTGGAGTACCAGCAGCAGGTATCTATGGAGGTATCTATGGTGGTGGATATGGTGGTGGTTACTTAATGATGCCCGCGGCATTTGACACAGCTGTAGTTCAAGGTATAGAATTAAGTAACACTATTAGATTATCAGCTTTCACATTTAATATTGTAAATAATAAACTAAAAATATTTCCTATACCAAATGATAATGATACTAGAGGAGGATTTATTTGGTTTGAATACATTAAATTAAATGAACGTTTAGCTAATGGTTTAGTACAAACTAATACTGTTACAAACCCATCAAACGCTCCTTATGGTAATCCTACTTATAGCCAAATCAACTCAGTTGGTAGACAATGGATATTTGAATATACATTAGCATTATGTAAAGAAATGTTAGGGTATGTTAGAGGAAAATACTCAACAGTTCCTATTCCTGATCAAGCTGTAACATTAAACCAATCAGATTTATTAACAGCTGCCACAGCTGAAAAAACAGCTTTAGTTGAAAGATTAAGAGGATATTTTGATGAAACTTCTAAACGTGCTTTACTTGAAAGACGTGCTCAAGAAAGTGATTTCAGAAAACAAGAAATTAATAATGTACCAATGACTATATATATCGGATAATGGCTTTATTTGGATCATCTCGAGATATATCAATGTTTAGAAAAGTTAACCGTGAGTTATTAGGAGATATTATCACCCAACAACTCGCAGTTTACAAATATGCTTTAGACAAAACTAAAGTAAATATGTATGGAGAAGCATCAGATGGTAGATGGTTTAATGGACCTACTTTATTAAATGCTTTAATTACTATTGAAAATAAAACTGATGGTACAAGTGATTTAGGAGTTGACTTTAATTGGAGTATCAAAATAGCATTCTTAAAAGATGATTTATTAGATGCTAACCTAGTAGTAGAAATAGGAGATGTTTTACTATACCAAGAATCTTATTTTGAAGTAGATGTAGCCACAGATACCCAATATTTTGTAGGTAAAGATCCTCAATACCCATATAATACTAACCCATTAAACCCAGGGTTAGAAAATTTTGGATATAATGTATCATTAATATGTGAAGCACATTACATACCAGCAGATAGAGTAAATATTATTAAACAACGTCTATAATGGCTCAACGAAAACCAACACCTAAAACCCAAAGAGAAATAAGTATTTCTCTACAGGAACCTTACAAAGTAATTGATCCACCTGAAATTATAGACCCAATTACAGGACAAACTATTCCTAATAATGGTGCCCCAGGTTATACATCAGCAGGTAACCCTAACCCTACAACTACATTTAATAGAGGAGAACAATTTTCTTTTAAAGATGATACTGTAAAACCTTTAACTATTGGTTTAGAAGATTTAGACTGGGCTATAATGTATTATTTTCAAAATGTTATTAAACCTACAGTTAAACAAAACGGAGAATTGTTAAATGTACCTATTATATATGGTTCACCTGAAAAATGGAAATCATACCAAAAAGATGGGTATTATAGAGATTTAAATGGTAAAATAATGGCTCCATTATTAATGTTTAAAAGAAATAACATTGAAAAAAATAGATCTCTTACTAATAAATTAGATGCTAATGAACCACATAATATAGCTATTTCTGGTAAAAAATATAGCAAACAAAATGCTTATAATAATTTTAATATACTTAACAATATAAAACCAGAAGAAATATACTACGCTACAGTTGTCCCAGATTATTTAACTGTGACTTATGATTGTGTTATATTCACTTATTATAATGAACAATTAAATAAAATTATTGAAGCAGTAGAGTATGCTTCTGATGCTTATTGGGGTGATCCTGAACGTTTTAAATTTAAAACAAATATTGATTCATTTGCTACAACAGTTGAATTATCTGATAACGCTGAAAGAGCAGTTAGAAGCACTTTTACCCTTAAAATGTTTGGTTACATTATACCTGACACAATACAAAAAGATACTACAGCTATTAATAAATTTTCTAATAGAAGTAATCTTAATTTTACATTAGAAGCTGTAGGTAATATAAACAATTTAACCAATTTATAATATATTTATAATAAAATAGTATGGAATCAAAAGTTTTAACCCAAGAAGAAATTCAATCATTAAAAGAATTACAAAACAATCAATTAGAATTAGTAACATCTTTAGGAGAACTAGAATATAAAATCTCAGTTTTAGAATCACAAAAGCAGTTTTTAAAAAATCAAATTGTAAAACAAATTGAAAATGAAACTAAAATTGGTAAAGAATTACAAGAAAAATATGGTGATGGTAATATTGACTTAGAAAAAGGAGAATTTACCCCTATCCTATAATTTTGATCTTTCCTAAGATATTTATAATAAAATTAAACACAACAAAAAAACATGGCAGAAACATTAATATCACCAGGTGTATTAGCGAGAGAAAATGATACTTCATTTGTTACCGCAGGCCCAGTAACAGCCGGAGCCGCTATCATAGGTCCAACTGTAAAAGGACCTGTTGGTATACCTACAATAGTTACATCATATAGTCAATATCAACAAAAATTTGGTACTACATTTACAAGTGGTAGTAATAGTGATGTATTAACTTATTTTACATCTATAGCCGCTTATTATTATTTTAATAATGGAGGAACTTCATTATTAGTATCTCGAGTAGTAAGTGGATCTTATACTTCTGCTAATACCGGAACATCAGGAGATTGTATAAGTGGTAGTGCTGGGGCTTCAAACCCAGTATTAGTTTTAGAAACTATAGCTCAAGGTGCTGACCAAAATAGTTCAAGTTCTTTAGATGCTAGTGGCTCATTACTTAGTGGATCAGCTAATAATATTAGATATCAAATTGTTAACTGGAATACATCATCAGGTACATTTGGATTATTAATTCGTAAAGGAAATGATAATACTTTAAATCCAACTGTGTTAGAAACTTGGTCTAATTTATCATTAGATCCATTTTCTCCAAACTTTGTATCTAAAATTATAGGTGATCAATCTCAAACTTATGTAGCTGATGGTTCATCATATTATTTACAAACAACTGGATCATACCCTGGTGGATCAAATTATGTTAGAGTAAAATCAGTAGTTACTACTCCTGGGTATTTTGATAATACAGGAGTACCAAAAGTTCAATATACAGCTTCTATTCCAATTAATACAAGTGGTTCATTTAGAGCAGCTACAGGTACTATAGCAGCTGGAGCTCAATTTTATGATCAAATTTCAACAGCTGCTAATGCTCAAGGTATTCCACTTACATCTACTACATACCAAGGATATGCTGATATGATTAATTTATTATCTAACCAAGATGATTATAAATTTAATGTTTTATTAGCTCCTGGATTATTTAATAGTTTACAAACCTCACTAGTAACTAGTATTATAGATACTGCTCAAAACCGTGGTGACTTTATTTTTGTAAATGATTTGTATACTTATGGTGCTACATTATCTAATGTTACTGGTCAAGCTTTATCAAGAAATACATCATATGCTGCTGCTTACTGGCCTTGGGTTCAAGTTCAAGACCCAGATAGTGGAAGAAATGTTTGGGTACCTGCTTCAACTGTAATAGGTGGAGTGTATGCTTATAATGATAGAGTAGCTGAGCCATGGTTTGCACCAGCAGGTATAAACAGAGGTGGATTACAAGTTATTAAAGCAGAAAGACGTTTATCACAAACAGACCGTGATACTTTATATAATAATAAAGTTAACCCAATCGCTTCATTCCCAGGACAAGGTACTGTAGTATATGGTCAAAAGACATTACAAACTCAAGCTTCAGCTTTAGATCGTGTAAATGTTCGTCGTTTGTTAATTGCTCTTAAGAACTATATTTCTCAAGTAGCTAATAACTTAGTATTTGAACAAAATACAGCTACAACAAGAAATAACTTCTTAGCACAAGTTAACCCATACTTAGAATCAGTTCAACAAAGACAAGGTTTGTATGCTTTCCGAGTAATAATGGATGAAAGTAATAACACAGCTGTAGATATAGACAGAAACCAATTAAATGGTGGAATTTATATTCAACCAACTAAAACAGCTGAATTTATTTACTTAGATTTCAATATTACACCAACTGGAGCTACTTTCCCAGCATAATTTTTAAAAATTGAATATTTATAATAAATAAAAAGACATGGCAATATTAGACGCAAACGAAATATTCTTCACAGCCTTTGAACCAAAACAGGCGAATAGATTTATCCTTTATATGGATGGTGTTCCTAGCTATATAGTAAAAGGAGTAAACGCTGTAACTGTAACTCAAGGTGAAGTAACATTAAATCATAT